GTAATACAAGGAGGAGAAAGAAAATGGCAGATATTTATTCTACAAGAGCACAGCTTGCAGCAATTGACCTCATGCCGAGAGAGTACAGCGTCTTATATGACTTTTTTGCACGCGAAATGGGAGCGGTTGAGGATGATAAGGCAATTTATGATTATCGGAAAGGAAGCAGACCTATGGCCCCGACTGTACGCCCGGGAACAGGCGGCGTATTAATGGGACGCGATGGATATGAGACACGTGAAATTGGTTTCTGTCAGGTCGCGCCAGAAAGAATCATTGAAGACCAGAACTTGAAAGGCCGCATGTTTGGCGAGAAAATCCTTGGTGCAATGACTCCGCAGGAGCGTGAGAAAAAAATGCTCGCTCGCGATCTTGTTGACATGAGAAAATCAAGTCAGCGCCGATATGAATGGATGGTCAGACAGGTTCTGCTGACTGGAAAGCTTTCTGTGTTTAATTACACTAATGAGGGTAGAAGCTTAAAGACAAACATGGTTGCAGATTACGACTTTACTAATTTTTACACTCCGGACACAAAATGGAATCAGGCCGGCGCCAAGATCAACTATGATATGCAGAAGATCTTTGATCTTGTATATGATGGTCTCGGATACGTAGATACAATCATGATGGCTCCAGATGTAGCTAATTCAATGCTTGAAGACAAAACTTATATTAAAACTTTTGATGGACGAAATATTAATATGGGTGAGCTGAATGCTAAATACAAAGGCTCCGGACTTCGCTTTATTGGATGGAACAGCGATGGAGCAGAGATGTACAGTGCTTCCGGAAATTTTGTAGATGATGATGGAACTGTTAAGCCAATTATTCCAGCAGGAAAACTGATTGCAGGAAGTTCCGATGCATTAAAGGTTTATTTTGGACCAGTAACCCAGGTAGAAGAAACCGGATCAAATGCAGCACACAAAACCTATATCAAAAAACAGGTTCCGTTAAAATATGGTAGCATTGATGGCAACGCTATCAAGAACCGCCTTACAAGCTGCCCGACAGTAATTCCGGAAAATGTGTCCGGATGGGCTGTAGCTACAGTTCTCTAAGGAGGTGTACGGAGTGTATATCGCAAATCATTATGTCAGAGTCGGACAGGATCTTCTGAAAAAAGGAGATCTCATTCCGTCTGATCTTCCGGAAGATAAAATTAAATGGCTGCTGGAAGCTGGTGCAATCCAGAAAGCAACAGTACCTTTGAAATTTTATGGACACGGTGAACTTCCTGTTGTACCGGCTTCAGAAGCAGCGGAAGCAATTCCGCTTGTAGAAGCGGAAACCGAGGAAGAGTCCATTGACTCC